TGCTGGGGGCTCTTGCCACCCTTGACTGTTCTGCTCATGGTTCTCTCCTTGAGGTTGGGTAAAGTATCAAACGAATGGGGCCGACCCGAAGGCCGACCCCACCATACACAGGAGAGAACTGTGTCCCTGCCTGCACGGTGTGAAATTACACCGCGTAGATAACTGAGCCACACGCGCCCGGCAGCCGGTTGGCTACGCCGAAGGCGAGGAAGCTGTCGATGAACCACGAGCGCTCAACCTTGTCGAAGAACACGTCGCTCGAAAGCGGAATGGTCTCGCCCGCAAGCAGGCCCTTCGGGTGAAGGATCAGTGCGGAGACACGCGCCTCTGCGGCGGTCATGTCGTAGGCGTTGCTGTTGGCAGCGTTCGAGAGCTTGTGCGTGATGGCAGCGCCATCAGGCAGGCGGTTGGTCATGACGACCGGCACGCCCATCAGGGTCTTGAACTTGCCACTGGCGAAGTCGCCGTTGTCGCGGCTGAAGTCTGTATCGATCAGCTTGTCGTTGTTCAGCAGAACGGCATGCTGCGTCGGGTTCACGAAGATCGCGCACTCGTCGGTGTCCATGTCGTCAAGCTGCATCGCAACGATGATGCCCTCGATGGCGGTGTAGAGCTTGTCGCTGTCCAGTTGGTCGCCAGCGGCGGTCAGGGTCGTAGTCTGACCCGCGCCAAGGGCACCGCCCAGATTGGACGGAGCACTCTCGGTCGCGCCGTGGGTGCCCATGATCAGGAACGCCTCGTCGAAGAACTTGGCGATCTCCTTGCCGTGGTCGACACCGATCTCCTGCCGTGCGGCGAAGTCGGTCTGGAACTCGTTCAACTGGCTCCGGTTGTCACGGGCCAAGATCAGGGTATCAACCGTGACGCTCGCCTTGCCGAACAGCGTTGCGCTGACCTCGGGACGGACGCCGGGAGTGATTGCCTGAAGCGTGGTCTTGCCGACGCGCCGGTTCAGCAGCGTGTCAGTGCCCCGAACGGGCTTGACCGGAACGAACTTGCGCATGATGGACTTCTTCGCGAACTGGCTGTCCACGGTGCCGCCATACTGGTCGATCATGTCGGCGGTCACAAAGTCTGACAGATGCGTGCTGTCGGTCGGGGGATTGGCCATGTTTTCACTGGCTCCTTATGGTTTAGCCACGGCCTCTTCGGCGCGCAGCGGAAAGTTCATCTAGTTCCGACTGTAGCGGAACTCGCCCGTGCTGATGTAGCTTGGCCACTTCGGCGGCATAATCATTACGGGACAGTGAACGACCGCCGGGGGTGTTGGCATTGTCACCGTCCACAGGGGCCGGGATGCCGGGAGCGTCGAGGGTCGTGTTCTTGTCACTCTTGTTGTAAAGGGTGACTAGCTCGGTTGCAGCGAAGCGCGCCTGCGCTCCACCGTTATCGATCATCTCGATATATTCGGACAGGGTGTCATCGGTCAGGCTCGGGTCGTCCTTCGCCCACGCCGCCACCTTGGCCCAGTTCTCTTCGCCACCGGCTACCTCTTGGATATCCTTGACGATGGCCACGTTCTTGGTAGCCTTGTCCTTGATGAAGTTGTCGGCACCGATCATGACCAGCTTGGCCTTGTCTTCTCCGATGGCTTCAACCAGCTTGGCGCGGTCGACCTTACTCAGATCGCCTTCCATCACTGCGTCGAACAACAGGGCCTTCGCCTGCTCGGGCTCTAGTCCTGCGTTCTGCATCAACCCAAGGACAGCATCGCCGCCCTCGTGGCCGGTCGAGCCCCACTTCTCTACGTCGAGTGGGCTGTCCTTCTTGTCCTTGTCCGGATCAGGGTCCGGATCGGGATCAGGGGTCTTGTCCTTCTTGTCCAAGTCCTTGGCGGCTGCCTCGGCTGCTGCCTTGTCCGCTTCCTTGGCCGCTTCGGCATCCGCCACCATCTTCTCGGCGGCAGCCAGCGCGGCTTTGTCTTCGGCACTCGGACCCGCTGGCGCGGGTGGGTCGTTGCTTGGTGCAGGCGGGGGCGTGTTACCACTGTCGGCCACACGCCCGTCATTACCCTGCGGGGGTTTGTCGTCGGGCATCTATCTCTCCTCAATGCCTATTACTGTTGCGGTTGGTCAGCATCAACGGAAGCCTTGCCTCCGTGTTCTGCTACGTTGGCACCGGCCTGCGCCTGCATAAGCGCCTGCTGTTCTGCCATCGCGGCCTTCTTGTTCGCTGCCATCTGCTCCTCGGTGTAGAGGAACTGTTCCAGCTTCACGCCTCGGTTGGTGAACACGAAGCTCGCGAACATAAGCGGGTTGATTGTGCTCCGGAGTTCGTCGGGCACAGTGTCTAGCATCTGCATGTCTGCGATAGCAAGTCGTAGCGCATCAAGCTGACCCTCACGGCTCAGGCTCTCCAGTCCAGTGACAACTATCACTTCGAACAGGTTGGCGTTTGCACCTAGGGTCTTCGAGATGTCCACTTGGCTGATGGCATACTCACCCTCATGCTGCTGCCATTCCAGCGCCAGCTTAGAGTAAAGTCCACCGAAGCCGCTCTCCAGTTCACGAGCATTGAGCCTGATCTCTTCCGCAGTCACTCGCTCCGCATCGCGGGTCGAGGCTGAGTTGAGCAGGAAGCTCTGCGATAGATCACGCTCCCACTTCTCGATGGCACTCATCATGACCTGGAGGTCACCACGCTTGCCTATCTCGGGAACAGTGATGTCGCCCTCGTTGCCCTGGTGATACGTGCCGCGCTCGGCTTGGTTGAGCGCCACCACATCAAGCGTCGAGCCTGTCCGCACGAGGAACTTGATGTCTGCGATAGCGGCCATCAGGTCGATCATTGCGGCAGTCAGAACGTCGAGGTTATGGAAAGCAATTGCGTTGTCTTCGACCAGCCCACGCCCATAGTCTTCGCCTCGTGCGAGGCTCCAAGTCAGGGGCAGAAGTGGCATGTCGACCTTGCTATACCAACGAGGCTCGGCCAGCATCACGTTGTCAGCCGCTTGCTGGAACTGCCAGCGCTTGCCGATCAACTTGTAATGCGAGTAAAGCACCACGTCTGTATCGTCTTGATAGTCCCGCAGCCCGGAGGCGCGTAGCTCTGCTTGGACTGCATCGCTTAGGTTGCCGAACTTCTTGTTGTCCCGAAGGATCGCTTCGCGCATGGACCCATCAAGGTCCCTGCGGATGCAGAAGTCTCGGACACCATAGACGATGCGGGTGCCGTTCAGCAGGCGCTTGATCATGGCGTTGCCGCTGATGATCAGATGCTTGATAGCCATCACCGCCATAGGACGGTAGGCTGTCATGTTCAGTTTGCGCATGGCCACTTCTTCGACACGAGCGGTCGATGTGCGGACGATATCAGCTAACTCCGCAGCCCGGTCCGGCCCTGTCTCTTTCTCCAAGGCCAACTGGCTCTCGGGGGTGAGCTTCAGGAGCACGAAGGCTCGGTGATGCGGGAACATCGTGTCGGCTACCCGGTTAGCGAGATGGTTCACGAGGCGCGCGCCTACTACGACGTGGCCCTTCTCCGCTTCCTTGTCGCTTTGGGTAGACACATCCATTGTGATGCTCGGGATCGTCCACATGCCATACTGTTCCGAACGATCAACAAGGTCGCCCTTGTTCGCGTCCATCTGTGACCACAACGTCGATAGCTTGCCGTCGTGGGTGGGGAACTGCATGTTATGTGCCATGGTTTAAGTCAGCCCTCCTACTGCCGAGGCGCTTGGCCCGGCGAGTGCTGCGGTGCGGCGCTGCTGCGCTGCGGAACCGCGACCACGCCTGCGGTCTCGATCATTACGCTGTAGCGCAACGGCTGCGCCCGTCTTCTTGGACGGATCGGCAGCGCTCGCATCCTGGCGGGCCTTCTCAGCATTCTTCTTCGCAGCCTTGCGCTGCTTGGTGGCCATCTTCTGCTGCGCCACAGTTCCGCCAACGGCGGCTGCTACGCCAGCGATGGCGACGATGGTGGTGATGGTGGGCATTTCTTTGCTCCTGTCTCCAATCGGTAGCTCGTCTCCACCGGGGCGAACCCCCGTCTCTGGAGGAGCTTGCCGACGAAAGGAGAGCTTGTTGCGAGATGGCATACACGAATGTCGTCTACGCCGTATTCGATACCCCGATCTATCAGGGCATCAAGCAGCTTCAAGCCGCTCTTGTCTGTGCTATACCATGCCACTTCCTGTAGGATGGTCCAGTCTCGCATGAGGTCTTCGACATACAGTCCGCCGATGAAGCCTCCATCACTGATGAATGCTTCTCCGTCCTCGATGCACGCCAGCATGACGCCTACCGACTTCTCAAGATTGAGAGGGATGCCGACGTATTCGTCATTGAACTTGATGGCCATCGGAATGATCTGGCCCAGGTCCATGTAGGACGCACGCCGGATCATGGCAGGTTTAGGTGGTGGTTCAGGATACGCTTGAAGTCGGCTTGCGCCTGCGCGTATCCCATG